TTCTTGTTCCGTTGGATGTCTGGCAGGAGAACCTTCCCAATTTTCAATTCTTTTCAAAACACAGTGATGTAAGAGACGAATATCCTCTATAGTTAAATTGACTGAGTAGTCATATTCTTGACTTGGCTCGAATTCTTCATTCATTATCCTAGTCCCGAATTAAACCTCATAAATTCTATTGCGTTTTTGATTTGATAAGTTCTATTAGTTATCTGCTTTAAGATACTTTCAATATAAACAAGCATCGTATCATAGTAATCAATCTTTAAACATACTGTAGAGAGTTTGTCGTCTGCATCAAGATACTTTTGCATTGTATCTTTATCCCTAATTTTTTTAGGAAAAGGATTTTTTATGTATACATCAGGATCAGATTTACCGCTGAAGTATTCATATCTTTCATGTCTTATATTTTTTCTTTGTTGCTCTGCTTTCTTTCTTAGTAGGAAGAGTGTATTATAAAGTTCAAAGTATTTTGCATGTAGAGAGGGGATATTTAGTGATTCATCATGTAGATTGTCTCTATCAATTTTTGAATCTGTCTCCCACATCTCTTGAAGTTTATCAAGATCGATCATAAAGAATTATTGTTCAAATCAGTGAGGTTGTATATAGTATACTTGAAAGTTGCTTCTGCTGTAAAGTAATCAATGTCTGTGTCAGTGGCATCAAACGTAATAGTAGATAATGAAACTGGGAACAAATCTTTAAAGTTTACATTAAACTTTGCCACAAGATTACTACTTAAAACTTGCAATGTTCCATCTGAGTAGATGTTATCACCATCTTCATACATTGATCCAACTGCTTCACTTTCCAGATCATTAAATTCTTTTAACGATTCTGGATATCCAAGACCACGTATCCAATTCTGAAGTTCCATATAATTTACAAGATCCTCATCAACCAAGAATCTAATATTTAAATCTCCGAATTGAATTTTATCTCCAGGTATATCAATATCTTTTAAATATGATGGTTGAGTTGCAACTCCAAGATCTAAAGACGGAATATTAGCTTGGTTGCAAAAGAATGCAGCGCCAGGACTTCTTTTCAAAGAAAATTTAAATCCTGTTGGTGAAAGAAAATTTCTGTTTTCTAATGGAGTTCCTGTTCTTTCTTTAGCCTTCTTTCTGGTCGCCATTACTAATACAGTTTTTTACTATTTATCCACATAATAAAAAAAGACCCCCCGAAGGAGGTCTTTGACTGATTGTGAATCAAATCACATGAGGTTCTTAACTGCAACTCTTCTGTAGTAGCGGTTGCTGTTAACTCTGAGGCGACCTGCGCCAACGGTGGTTCCTTCAGCGAATGGGTTTGCGACCATGCCGTAGCGGGTCTTAAAGCCAATCTTGGGCTGGAAGGTGTTCTCTCCAACTGCACGAACCATCTGAAGAGGAACGTATGGGCAGTAGAATAGACCTGCGTCATAAGGTGAAGTACCCTTATAACCAACAACGTAATACTGGTTGCCGCCTGCTGCGTTAGCAGAGGTGAGGTTTGCAGAATAAGGATCGATGTATACACGATACTTACCTTGCAGAACACCAGCGAAGGTGTTACCAGTGTCGTCAACGTTCAGGTTAGCGTTGAGTGCGGGGGTGTAATCAAGTACACCGGCCATGGTGAGTGCGGAAGCAACGTCTGCGGAACACAGAATCATGTTGCCCTTTCCTCTACGAGTGCGTTGTGCAATTGCGTTTGCATCGCGCTCGATTTGGAACAGAAGTCCTTTGAACTTCTCAACAGACCAACGACCATTGGAGTCGATGTCCAGGTCGAAGATACCAGCAGTAGCGGTGTTAGAAACAGCGCCTTGCTCAGCAACCTTATAGACGGTTCTGATGACTTCACGGTTGATCTCAGCCAGGATCTCAGAAGAGAGGATGTTGGCGAGTTCCGCTTCAGCATTCAGACCATGGATTGCCTTAAGGTCTTGTGCCAGTTCTAAAGAGTACTCTGCTTTCAGTGCTCTGGACTTAGCGGTGACGGTGACTTTCTCGATCGAGAATGCCATTTCGTTGAAGTTGTCACCAGCGGTGCCAAGATCTTCAGCTTCGTCAGTACGCATGCCCTGACCGACATCATATCCCGTAGAGGATGCTGTGCCAACAGGGTTCAGTGCAGCAGGGTTGCTACCTGATTGTGCGGTAGTACCCAAACCAGCGGCAACATCGGACATGCCGTTGGTGAGGTCAAATCCTTCGTTCTGACCTGCGAATGCGGTATCTGCTTCGTTGAACAGTGCCTCTGTACCAGCCTGAGTGCTGTACTTAGAGCGCATTGCAAAGATCAGTCCGGTAGGACCAGACATTGGTTGAACGCCAGCGAGGTCATAAGCGACCAGGTTAGGCATTGAGCGGCGGATCAGGGAGATCAGTACAGGGTCGAAACCTGCAACTGTCTGACCACCAGCGGAAGTATATCCGCCGTTACCAACAGCGTTGGTGGGTTGCTCAGTAAGCATACCACCGCCCTCGAAGGCGGCTTGCTCTTGAGCGAATTTTTCTTGGTTTTCTAACAGGACTGCGGTTACAGCTCTACGATGGGGATCAGAGATCTTATCGCATCCCTCATGATTGAGGAGAGGTGCCCACTTTTCCTGCAGATGCTCGGATTGGAACATTTGCTTTTCCTTTAAAGTTTAGGGGTTTGAGTTTAATATATTCAGTTTGCTAAGGTCGAACCCAGCATTTTCAGGTATGCAGCCATCTGACCTGAGTGTTGCTCACCAGGTGCTGCGTTGTCTACACCCTCAGAAAGGGTTTCGGTTTTAGCAGCTGCAGACTCTTTCTTAGAGTTGAAATACGACTCTTTAAGAGTATTCAGCTTTTCACGATATGTTTCCTCACTTTCAAACTCTACACTCTCGGCAAGTGAAGCGAGCTTCTCCTTTTGGGTCTGTGCAAGACCTTCAGATACTTGATCTAGAACTCCATCAGCAACCGACTCAGAAAGACGGGAGTTGAGTGAAATATTTTTCTCGATTTGCTCGTTGAGTTTTGTCTCCATGTCATCAAGTTTTTCTACCATGCTCTCAAGAACATCATACTTCTCTTCAGGGATTTGTACATAATGTTCTTCAAATAGACCCTTCATTCCTTTCAGGAAAGATTCGGTCATTTCAGTCTTGAGTGCATGCTCAATAACAAGTGCGTTCTCAGTGAACCACTCGTCTGAAACATACTCTAGATAGGAATCAACTCGCTCTGCGAGTTCTCCTTTTGCTTCAGCAACTTCTTCATCCAGTTTCGCATTATATTGCGATTCCAGAACTTCAGTTACTTCAGCAATCTTGGACTTAAGTGCGGCCTCGAAAATTGTTCTAGCCTTCTCTTTGAATTCTTCAGAGAGATCTTCACCGCCAAGAAGTGCATTGACATCTTCTTCGATGTCAATTTCAGTCAGTTGAGGTGCCTCGGCATAAGTTGCCTCGTCCTCTTCTACTACTTCTTCTTCTGTTGCTTCTTCTTCAGATACTACCTCGTCTACGATCTCTTGATCTTCTTCGATAGTTTCTTCGGTTTCCAGGTCCTCTTCCTCCTTCATGCCCTTCATAGGCTCAGCAGGTTTTGCACCTTTGTTTACTACATCCTTAACACCCTTAAGAGTAGAACCAGGAGTCTTCAGCTTTGCCGAATCATCGTCTGGTTTGTAATTCTCGGGAGAAGGACCCCCAAGATCTTCGTAAGGAGTGGCGATGGAAGTATCCATCCCCTCTGCTGGTTTCGCTCCGGCATTGACAGCAGTCTTGGATTGCTTTGTGCCTACTTCCATTTCTTGTAAATCTCCACGAGACATGTGAACGCTCCGATTATCCTGGATAAAATCTATATTTATTTATAAATAATAATATTTTATGTATCAGATTAGATACTATTAAGAAAATCATTGAACAAATTCAGTTTTTGTTCGTCTAATTTTCTTTCAGCTGTAAGTTTATTAATAGAAATTCTAGTTTCTTCTGCTTTTCTTTCACGCAGAAGACTTCCTTCCCAAACCCATTCTTTACCTTCCATAATACCCTCAACAAATGCATCGGGAGCAGAAGGATCGGCAACAATATCAGCAGCTGTTGCTAACATAAAGTCGTCACCGACAATATTAACACCCTCACGGGTCTGCTTTAATGATCCAATACCACGAGAAGAAACACCGAGTTTTACGCCTTCATCAATAAGTGAAGATGCAATATTACCCATTGGGGTATTGAGAATTTTTGCTTTACCAATAAAATTAGAACCGTGCTCTCTTAAAGAGACGATTTTATGAGAAACTCTATCAAGATTAACGGTAGGACCGTCTGGATGACCAAGTTC